CAATCGCTTAGGATCAGAACTAATATCCGGCTGTGATCTTAAAGAAATCACTTGTAAAATAGTATCAAAATTGCATTGCGTGTTTCTTTTACGAACCCATTGAGCAACATCATCTATATCATCTCCCGGCTTTGCTCTATTAAGAGTACCGGTCCTTGTGATATCAAATAATGTGTAGCAAGCAATTCTATGAGACATGCCGTATTTACAGCAATAAAAAAGCCCGAGAATTTTACTTCTCGGGCCTTATTTGTTTCAACTAAAACTAATTATTAGTTAGTGAAAGTTGCTGACTGTGCTGTAGTTACAGCGTAGCCTAGGGCTGCTGTTAGAGCAACGTCTAGATCACCGCCGTTAGCAAAGCTCCATGCGCCTACTGGATATACTGCAACTGCTAGTGTATCAGTGTTTCCACCTACTTCTGTATACTCATAGATGTATATAGTTGCTAATTGCTGGATAGTTTGGAAAGCAATTGCTAGGTCTGCACCACTTGGTGATGCTGCGCCTGTGAATGTAACTGTACCGAAGTCCAACTTTGGACCTTGTGGCTGAACTGTCTTACCTGAATTTACAGCATTTAGACCAGCGTTTGTATATTCTGGTGCGTCTAAGTGTAATACCTGTTGAAAGTCGCCATTGACTTTTGTAAATTGTGCCATTTTCTAAATCTCCATATTAGTTTGAACCCCTGTGAGGTTCATACTATTATTTATGCCTGGCTTTAAAAAATATGGTTTTGGGCTATTGTTTTGCGGCTAAATTTTGACGGCTGAAACCCAATCTATCTACATATTTTAGCCCCTGACAGACAAATCCTTCTTGGCTTTGCTGACCTGACTGTAGATAGCCCTTGACCGGGCTTTGTTCCGCAGCTTGATTTAATTGTTCGACAAGATTCATTTTAAGTTGATAGATTGCAGCCCAAATTGTAAACAGACCTACTATGCCTTGTTTGTTATTATTAATATGGTCAGCTAGTTTTTTCTTCATACTGTCTGTCATAGGTCTTTCTTCAAAATAAGTTAAAAAGTCATCACTTAAATTTGAAAGATTGTTAGCAATAATTTTCTTGTTTACATATGTTGTGAATAGTTGACTAAAACTATTTCTGGCTTGCGGTGCTGTATTAAGTAATTGCTCTACAGCCCTGCCATATTTAGATATTTTCTTTTTAGCATCAGTGATTAATGATTTATCTAATGTTATTGTAGGAACTATGGGCATCGCGCTAGGAAGTATGGCTACATCACTATTATTGATCAAGCCTCCTAATGTACCATCTAAACTTTGAGCATCATTCGTACTTGTAGCGTCGGGTGCTATATATTGGTGTACCGCAACTCCTGCTATCTTATTGCTCAAAAGTTTACCTACGTCACTATCAACATCGACTGTATAAGTTATACCGTTAGGATTCGCTTTAAATTTATAAAAACCCTTTTGGTTTTTGAGCGGCTGGTTGAAGAGTAAGTCGCTCCAGTAATAGCCTTTTGTTCCTTTGCTTGCTTTTTGCAAACCGGGCCAGATATTCCTAATGAGATTCGTAAGTTCTGCACGATCAACACCTCTTTGTTTATCATATTCAGCAAATGCTTCTGGACTATAAATTTTACGTCCCATGCCATCTACACGGTTAAACATATGTTTATCCATGATGCTAAATTTGTTATTTGTACCCCTGCCGAAAATCAAGGCAGGATAACCGTCCCACTTAATTGTAATTGCTTGTGGATTTTGTGAACACGCTATGATAGAATTTACCGCTCTATCAGCGCCATTTACACCCTGTAGTATGATCAAATCTTCTGGATGGTCAAGATGGCCTTTCGCTTCAGTTAAAAGATCTTTTAAAATATTTCTTGTCTTAATGAAAAAGTCTAACATTAATAGGTGCCTGGTGACTTTCGTGCTTGGTTAGCCATCTCAATAGCCCAGGCTATATCAGCAATTTTAGCTAGGTCATCTTTCAACGTGTTGTTTGCATAACTGTTGGGTAAGTTTTGAAGTATTGTGTTTATTTGTTCTACGCCTGAGGATAAGTCAATGCCTTTTAGGTATGGAGCAATAAAATGATCTCTTGTCCATTGTGATATGCTCTTGACTTCTTCGTTAATAAGGCTTTCATACAACCTTTGCATTTTAATATATTGAATTGCTTCAGATAAAGATTGTGCTAAAAGTTTATCTAATAATACCTGATAGTCTGGATTTGCTAATTGATTTTTATCATTTATCCAACCCTGCTTAGTTTTAGTATAATTAATGCCGTCTAATGGTACAACGATCGGTTTCCATTGTCCTGTTTCTTTATCCTGTCTCATTGTAGGCTTCAAACCAGGCTGTGCTTGTTGTTTTCTTGGTTGTCTTTGCTGTGTTGGTTGTCTTGGTTGTCTTTGCTGTCTTGATCCGGATTGCTGTGTTTGCTGTTGTGATACCGAAGGTTCATCGCGTAGTGTTGGAAAATTCCCTGACAATACATTTGATCGTGGGTCTAACAAACCTGCTTTTATAGCGGTGTTGATTGCATTTGCGCCGTTATTAACAAAGTTCTTAACAAAATTGTCATATGCTAATTGCTGTTCTTTCGATAATCCGCTTTTGCGTCTGGCTTGCCAATTTTTAAAGGCACTAAAACCTGCAAGGGTATCTTTATTACCTTTAACACCCTTATAAAGATTCTCTATATTATCGAGCCAGCCTTCACTTATCTTCATTTTTCTTTCTCAACGATTTAGCAAAGCGCGTTGGTTCTTTACTTTTAATAGCGGAAAGAAGTTTCTTTTCTAAAAGTTCAGCTTTTTCTGGACTGTAATTTCTATAAATCAATTCTACTAAATTAATAGCACTAGTAATCACGTTATTTGCTCTATTTTCAATTACGTGATTCATGTCTCTATTACTGCCTATAGACTCAAGTTCTTCCAGCAGACTACGTGTGCGCTTTTGCATAATGTAGTATTTATCAACAAACGGGTCGTTTTAATTCTTTAAATTGTTCAATAAACTACGTAGTTTTGCGCTCTGTACGTTAGGCTTTATATTCTTGTTTTCTTCTTCCATAGGGGCAATCTCGGTGTTTGTGCTGGATCCTATAGAACTAGTAGCCTTAATTTGGCTTAGTAGTTGACTTCCTGAAGGCTGGGGTTTAGGGGCACTCTCTCCATCATCTGTGATACGCAACGTCTCGACATCGAATTTGAGTTCGATTTTCTGACCTACCCCCGAACTACTACGTGTTTTCATCAACTGTATCTGATACAATCCACGCTCACGCATACTACGACTTGTAAAGATACCAAATACGTTGTCTGCTGTATTGATCTTACTGATACCACCACTGATGTGACTATGATCAAACTCAATCTCTTCGACCGCGCTACGATTCAACTGACTTGCTGTGACGAACAATACGTTCAGTTCCTTAGCAAGGTTACGCAATTCTTCTGAAACATACTTGTCCTTGACGAACAAATCGCTTGGGCTGACCTTTGCGCTTACTGGCATGATCAAGTCCAGATAGTCGATGCATAAAAAGTCACATCTCATACCTGTTTGTACTTGTAGTTCTTTTACATATGCTCTGATATCGTTGACGTTGCTTTGTGCTGGCATATACTTGATGCGTAACTGACCAGCCTTCTTTGCGACCATCTTGACCTTCATTTCAACATTGTCGAGATCCTTGAAGATTTCTCTTGTGCTAGTATCAGTCATCATACTATCCAATCGCATACTACACAAGCCCTCACTCAACTCAAGCGTGATGTATACACCATTCAGTCCATTCTGTACCCAGTTGACTGCAAGATTTTGCATGATCAAACTCTTACCAGAACCAGAACCACCTGCAAAGATTTGTAGTTCGCCGCGATTGAAACCACCATATAGTTTCTGATCAAGTGTAGGCCAGCCTGTGCTGTTCTGTCCATTGTTTGATTTCAATGCCATCAAACGACCACGAGGATCAGCAAAGTAATCTGTACCCATGTCCTTCTGTAGAGAAATCTGAACAGCATCTTTGATCAGTTTCTCTACAGGTCCATACTCGCCCTTCTCAAGATGATCAGCACTCTTAAGAATAGCCCTCTCAAGTTCTTGTCGTTTAGTAAATGCCTCAAATTCTTCTAGAAACCAGTCATAGTGTCCTTCATCAAGTTCTTCTAGTCTGTCGATGCTGATATCTGTAGTTGCCTTGATTTGTACTGGCTCAGGCATGACATTATATTTTTTACTATGGTCGATAATAAATGATGCTACTGGACGCAATCTACGATCAAAATTTTCAGCGTTCATGATATTCATGACGCGAGTATATAATTCTGCGTTTGTGACCATCATACGCAAGAATAATGTTTGTACATCAATGTTGTAGTCGTTTATCAAGTTGCTTCCTCTTTACTTCTACTTTGATCTTACTGTTTGTTGCTGATTGTAAGATACTTAGTAATGTAGCGACTTTTCCATATTTTATTACGGCGTCGTTAACATCCTTTATATCATCTTCCCAATTTGGGATGCTGACATAGAACCCTAAATCTAATGCTCTATCGCAAATCTGTATTCCTGTTTTATCTTGATCAGGTACTACGATCACTTTCTTGTTTAGATTCTTTATAATTTCTGCTTGCTGTTCGCTAATCGTATTGTGTGTCAATGCGCAACCATTAATACTTAATGCGTCAAATATACCTTCTACAACGATACAGACGTTATATTCTGGTTTTTGTAAGTCAATGCCGAACACAAAACCCTGCTGCTGTTCGTTGATGAACTTTGGCGTGCGATCATCTAAGTACCTACTAGTGTGACCCACTATTTTGTTTTCATATGTGTAGGGTATGATTACACGATTTGCCTGACGACCTTCACTATCAGGTGTACACATGAAAGGATAATCGTTGATATTTATTTTTCTATTAGTCAAATAGTCAACATAAATTTTGTGTGTTGGATTATTAACATCAATTAATTCTGCTTCGGGCAAACTCATTTCTTTAAATTTAATTTTCGTTTTTTCACGTTTGACCTTTACAAAATCTAACAAATCTTTGTGTTGTAAACTTTCCAAACTATATTTGTTGATATCATCTTTATCTAAACCACAATAAGATAATAATGTGCGTGTGTTTTTACTGATGCTACGACCTAACACAAAATTACATTTAAAGCCACAATTAAAACAATGATAACTCCAGTTTTCACCATCAAACTTTATGCCACCTCTACAACGGCGATCGGCTTTATGTCCGCGATAATGGCAACAGACAGCATTGAAACTTTGCCATCCGCTCTGCGTAACTTTTTTCTTGCCTGGAATCAGTTGAAGAATATCAAACACTCAGTAATTATAACAGAGTGTTGCGAAAAAACAAATACTATTGGTAACTTATCTTGCCAAAATATTTGATACAGCACCAGTATTACTTGTGAATACCATTCTTACGAAAGGATGAAAACCCTTTATAGTATATCCAACTGTTTCTGTTGTCTCTAAATAGGAATTGCCTGTGATAGGATACCAATCAGTAAGAGTGCTACTAAATGTTCCTTCGATCCCTACATCACCGTTGAATTCATATAGATGTGCTTGTATAGTAAGTATAGGATTATCGTTAGTATTGATTACTGAACTATAATAAGTATTAGCGTTTGGTAATACGTTGTCGATACTATTATTGCTATCAAGATTAGGGAAAGGTTGTCCTGTAGGAATCGTGACCATCTCGCTAGGTACGAAACTTGGAAGTACGCTATCTACGATGTTGATCTGACCTCGGGCGCCGGCTGCAGGATCTACAAAAACGGGATATCCAAATTCCCCGACAGGAATCTCAAGGCTATAATGACACATCTGAGCTGGTATATCTTCTAATTCAGCAGCATTAAGTTGAAGATAAGCTATACCAGTCAATGGTAATTCTAAAGTAAGGCCCTTACGTATCAATACTTCGGTACCATCATAGTTAATAATACGGCAAACGATGTTTTTGCCTGTAATATCGACTGGTTTCTGCTCTTGATTCAAGAACTGAAACTGTAGTTTATTGTCTACCCCTTTGTGTAGCATCATTGTTTTAGCATATACTGGCATAAAGGCCCTCGGACTGTTTCCTGATAATAGGATGACAATCTGACGCTGTGTAAAAATAAATGCTGCTGTTGAATATCCTACGTTTGTTACAGTCACAGATTATCACTCCTAACTGTATTTATGAGTATAAAAATAAAATATTTTTATGGAAACCCAATTATAAATAATAATCAATGACGATTGCTAAAGATTTCTTTAAAAAATTGAGTGACAACCATCCATTCATCACGATTTTGTCATTCGCTGGCCAGGATTATGTAGGTATAGTTCAGAACCGCGATGACCAATGCACCAGCATTTATGATTACGGATCTATCGTAGATTCTAAGTCTAAAGAGTTATTTCTAGAATTAGGTGAAGTTTGGTGGTGGGAAAGTAATCGTCAAATTCCTATAAACATATTTCTGAAGCAAGAATGGGTTCCTTTTAAGCCCTATTTAAAAACTTTTAATAATAAAAACCTCGAAATACTACATGGTCCTATCGTTTGTTTAAGTGAGCTTAACAAACGTAGAACGAAAAGAAAAAGTATCACACTAGTAAAGAGATTTCCTTAATTTCTTCTTACGCCTGTTTTTGGCCATTTCTAAACTTAATTTTCCAACTCTTGTGTCAAAACACACACCGTCTAGATGATCTCTCTCATGTTGAAAAACTCTACCTATAATACCCTCAAACTCAGATATAATTTCTTCCCCTAAAGCATTATAATATTTTACTTTTACTTTTTCATAACGTTTTACGTTAAGCCATAGATTAGGGAAACTTAGACATCCTTCTTGGTCCATATACTCGCCTGTACCTTCTAATATTTCAGGATTAATGCAGGCGAATAATTTTTGTTCGTTACCCATGACAAATATTCTTTTAAGTATACCGACTTGGGGACCGGCTAAACCAATACCGTTATTCTCCATCATTGCTTTTGCCATGTCTCTGATAAGCTCTGTAAGATCTCCGTCTGAATTGAAGTCCCAAGGTGTTGCTTGCTGTCTTAATACTTCATCGTTTTCTTTGACTAGTTTAATTTCCATTTTCCACCAATAGATTCATGTGTACTACAACTAGATGTGCGTATGCGATACTATGTGATTTTTTAAATACATATCCGCCTACATCTTTTTCCCAGACTGTTTGTGCAATTTCTTTCCAGCTTTTGCCTATCAAATGTTTTTTACCAGGACGAATGATCGCAAGAAACATCGCTAATCTTGGAATGCTGTTTATAGGTTCAGGCATAGTTTGCATTTGATTAAAGTGATTGCCTAAATGTATTAATTGCTCGACAAAATTTTTATCGTTTAGTTTATTCCAATCTGGTTCGCGCATCAAAGAAATTAGATGATCTTCGTCTCGTACCATATTGTATACATGAACGTTGAGTAAATCTAATTTGATATATCCCCTATCTTCGGCTTCTTCGTAGTCCAATGATGACATATCATTTATAGGATCGTAGGGAATATCAGTCACATAAATTCCTGTGTTATGCTTACGTGTATCCTGTTTACGTATGCTTGCTTTGATATTAGGTATGATAGATAAGATTTTATCTCTATCACCCAAGTCAATATCGATGTCGCTATTAAATTTCATTGCCATGCCAATAAAAATAGTATTTCTTTCTCTTCATCTTTGATTTCAATTAAACATTTCGCCGGCTGGCCTACTATCCTAAATATCCAACTTTCACGGTCTTTGCTACGCCATTCTATAAATTGACCTACGGTACTCATACTAAATCTACGGCCATCTTCATAATAATTTTCTTGTATATTGTTGCACAGCCATTCTAACATTTCTTTATGTTTACTATATGGTAACGTATGTCTCCGAGATGCTTTCACAATCTTTTTCACCTAGTAAGTCCGAGTTTTTTATAAGCCTGTTGCACAACAATAGCCTGACGTTCCGCGTCATCTACTGCTCTGTGGCTCGTAACATGTCCCCCGTCTTTTAATTTAACACCGGCGAGTTCGTAAAGAGTGCGCGTATCTCGTACAGTATAGAATGGCCATGGTATAGGATTAGGCCTATCAGTAAAAACTTGTCTGAACGCTGTCTCAGCCACAACAACGTCGAATGCCGCACCGTTGCTCCATACAGCCCTGCGATTCCATCCGAACTTGTAAAGTTGCTCTAGGCAATCAACAAAACTGATTCTATCACGATCACCCATGGCTTCTTCTTGAGCCTCAGTACTTTGTTCGCTCCACCAACGTATCGTATCATCGTTAATCACGCGATTATATTTTTCTGTTTGTTCTTCGATAGTAGGCCGCAACTCTAATCGTTCGACAACACCGCTACCATACGGATCAAATCGTACACAGCCAATAGTAAGGATAACACAATAAGGACTTGTGTCTAATGTCTCCATATCTATCATTATGTCATTTGCCATACTTAAGAATATACACTAAAAATTTCTTCTCGTCAACTACTTTGTAGTCGTCGCTCAACATACCTTCAATATTTTCAGTAGGTCTGAAACCATATTTGTTTTCTAACCATTTCATGTATTCTCTATGATCTCTACTACCCGTTTCGCTCCTAAATTCTAATTTAAGGTCTTTGAGATTTTGCCAATACTTCCAGCGTGCCTTCCGTTTTTCAATATCAGCGTCATCATCATCGTAGTCTTGAAAATCTTTAGGGACGTTTACCATTGCTACTCCAAACGTTATCTACTTCTTTAACTTCACTAAGAATACTTTTATGTAAGTAGTTTAATAACAACGCCGATCTGGGTTTGTCAGAATTGTTAGGCATGCTGCTGTGTAAAACTCTACAATTATAAACGAGTAATGTACCTTTAGGCATATCGTGCTGCTTAACATTTTCCATAAACCAGCGATCAAAGGTTCCTTTATAACATTTACTGATTTCAAAGTCTCGCTTTTGACTAAATGGTACAAGACCGGTAGCAGCATTATTTTTGTTCACATCTTCTAATGTGATTATACACTGAATACCTAATAGTCTTTTATCTAAATTCCATTTTTCAAACCTGTGCGGGGTATCAACGTGTGGACTTATCCACTGACTACCAGGATTGATAGTTACTGTATCGCTAGCATAGAATGTAATGCCCGAAAAGTTATTTTGTATGACTGGATCTACAAGTTTCTTGATTGCTTGAAAAGGTTTATAATCGTGTACTGTTTGACTCCACCACACGCTCGCATCTTCTAAATTTTTGATATTGTCGCGTTCAGCATAAACTTTTTTACTGCTGCTAGCACGTACAGGATATAAATCTTTTAAGATAGCTTTATAATCAGCAATTAGCAATGAAGGGACAAACCCAGGAAGGATAACATATCCTTCTCCTGATTCTAATTTTGCTTTTATTTCTTTACTCATTCTACTTTTAGACTAAACCAAATCGCGTCTGTTTCTTCTTTAAAACTAAAATCCATATAATCTTTACATATACTAGTCGTAAATTTGTCTCCGGGTAACCCGAAATATTCAATAGCTACAGCACAGATTTCATTCCAGTTTTGATTATAATCATTCCAGCCTATCCTCACCCGATATTTATTGTTATCAATAACCACCGGCACGTAGTAACTCCTTTATTTCCGGAATAAGATGTTTTGATTTTGTGAATTTAATAGCCCATTGTTCTGGATTGATGTAATCAAATATCATCTTTTCTTGCGTGATATCTAAATTACTTATAAATTCTTTGCCAGATTCACTATGATACAAGACCCATGGACTGATTTTTCCCTTTGTAATCATAAAACAGATTTTGTTTTTATTTCCATACCTTAAAACATCTTTGACAACGATTTTATCTTCATTTGCTAGTTCGATAAATGTTTCAATAGTTCTAGTAATACCATCAAACGGATCTTCTGTTTTGCACCAGTCAATAATAAACTTTGTATAATTACTATCTTTATTCCAAGTATCTATGCTTATTTGATTTTTCAATAACCAATCTACATATCTAGGTACATTTATAACTTGTGCATCTACACAGTAATTACCGAACTTGATAAATGCTGTATAATACGCCGACTTGATAAATTCGTTATAATCTTTTTGTTTTTTGTTAGTATGTTTGTTATAGAATTGAATCCAACTAGTGTATCCGATCCGGCTTCCATGCTGGTCGCGATCCTGCCACCTGCGCTTAGTCTCACAAAGATGTTTAGCAATACTAGTTTCTCTTACGAAACTCTTACCGCAAAATTCACATAGATGTTTAGTTTCCACATTCGGAATCATATTTAAGTATATCATCATCTGTCCTC